GTTATGAAGTATAATAGATATATTACGAATTGTTATATATCTATTATATGGAGTTGGTTATTTTGAATTTATTTGCTGAAGTAAATTATTCTGCTACTGCTAACAATGTTGATCGATTTCTATCTAAACAATTGCCTAGATTATTACGAAGATGCGGACATGATTTAATAGATTTATCAAGTCCTAAACTATCATGGGCACCAAGCCATAGTACGGGTCACAACTATGCTGAAACATCTATAGTTAGTGCTTTATCTATTGAACAAGTAATAAAAGCTATATATAAAAGTATCTATAGTTGTTCAGAATTACATAAGACAGTATTAATAGATAACTATGTTTATTGCTATGATCAAGAACAAATCATTAGGATGTTGCCTTATGAAAAGTCACAGTACTATAACCGTATCAAGCCTGATTCACTGCTTGAATTTGCTGATGCGTACGATTACTATCAACAGCAATGCAATGTGGATGATGACAATCTCATTGACCTTCGTGTTTATGCATGAATCGGAATTCTATCGGAAACTGTACGGACTTTCATCGGAGATCGATCGGTGGAATTTGGTTCATAATTGATAGTGTCGAAAAGTGAATGAAGTTCGACAAACTATCTTAGGTTTTTCTTCGCATGGTCACGGTTCGAATCCGTGATCATGTTTAGGAACAGCTGTATTTATTAACTGTCGTATTTCAATTGATGCTGTTCCATAGCATGCGATGACCTATAATCAAACATTACCGCATATTATTTATGAATACATAGCGAGCGTGCAAACATGAGTCGACTTAGGTCGGCTTTTTGTTTTGCCAAAAGGGGTGAGTTGATGCCACGAATTAGACGCTGCCGTTTTCCAGGCTGTCATGCTGTTGCTTATGTGCCGAATCATTATTGCAAAAAGCATATTGAGCATGAAGCAGAACTGCAAAAACGTAATAATTTTTATCGATTCCATAGGTATAACAATTCAACGAGACAAAGATATTACAACAAAGTAGTTCGCAATCGCAATCCAATTAAAGCAGAACAGAATAGGTTTTATCATTCTAAGCAATGGAAAGACATGCGACTTATAGTTCTTAAACGTGACTATAGTCTATGCCGGTACTGTAAAGCACTAGGTAAAGTTAAAGAGGGCAATGTAATAGATCACGTCTTGCCAGTAGAGAGATTCCCTGATCACATGAAAGACTTACAAAATCTTGTCACATGCTGTCAGGAATGCCACTACTGGAAAACTCGCTTTGAAGAGCAATACTATGGCACGGGTTTGCATGGAAAACCAACGAAAAATCCACCGGTAACGGATGTTAAATTGATTGCTAGCTTATTTAATAAGTTACGTAATGAACATGCTCTAAAACGTAAATAATTGCGTTCTAAGCGATTTTATTTTTGCAATGTATGATTGCACATGATTGAAATTATTTTAGCCCCCGGGCCATTCGGGAGTAGAGTGGAGCCGCATCAGTGCCATTCGCTTGTGTCACAAAAACAATTTGGAAGTTTTACAAAAGGGGATGAAAGTTTGACAAAGGTTGATTTATCAATGCCTAAAGTACCTAATCAAGCACCGAAATGGCTTGGAACTTACGGCAAATATTTATATCCTAAATTAGCCACTTATTTAAATAAAAGCGACAAAATTTTAAGAGCTGATGAATATTTATTGCAGCAGTATTGTTCTGCTTATGATGTTTATCGAAAATCATATGATGAAATTATTAAGCATGGCGTACAACAGGCAATCTATAAAACTTCTCTTTCCCCTGTGGATGGAACAGTGGTTAGTAAAGATTTTCAGGGATATAAGAAAAATCCTGCTTATAACATGATGTCCGATTCACTAAGTAAAATGAATCAAATTGGAAAAGAATTGGGTCTAAGCCCTAAAGCCAGATCACAATTAATGGAATTGAAATCTGTGGAAAGCAATAGCAAATCCATGGCTGATTCATTAAAGGATTTCTTTTCTAAATAAAAAAACGACCATTATTGGTCGCTTTCGTTTAAGAGCTTTTGAACTGCTTGCTCTATGAGTTTAGCCGCACTTGTGCGTTTTTTTATTGCTAAGATTTTTAAATTTTCAATTAAGTCTTCATCAAGTGTAGTAGTAAATTTCTTTTTCATGTTTTGCCTCCTTAAATTCATTATATCATATATACGTGTCTTGCAATAGCACGTAAATACGTATATAATAAATGTGAGGTGAAACTATGATAGAAGAAAAACTGAAGCAAGAAATGGTTGATTACCTGCTATTAAAACAAGAAATAACTGATTTAAAAGAAGAACAAAAGAAAATTGAGCATTTGCTATCTACAAATGTGTCAAAAGAAAAACAACAAAGAAAAAATTTATTCAGGGCAAACAATTCTTTATAAACAAGGCAAAATATATAAAGCATTTAGAAAAAATACATCCACAGATAAGATATATTTCAGGTTATAAAATGCGAAAGCATAAAGAAAAATCATCATTTAAGGTATTAGTTCAAGATAGAAAAACTAAAATTAGATTTTATGTTTTATCTAATAGATTGCGCCAACACGATTGGCAATGCAATGAAATTGGTGCTTTAAACAAAGCAAACATTTTTACTGAAGATTTACAGAAGTGGGTTCTTTTAAGAAAAAAATATAAATATGACAAACGTAAACAAATTCGTCCAATCACCTTTAGACAATGCCACTTATGTGGAAGAACATTTGAGTCAAAACGAGGGGCTTTGCTTTGTTCTAATGAATGTAGACGAAAATGGAGCAACCGAATGAGAGAAAAGAAACGCTCAATTAGGACAAAAAGAGCTAAGGCTAATGGAAAATACGATAATTCAATTACACTTGAAAAATTGTTTAAGCGTGATAATGGTATCTGCTATATTTGTGGAAAACATTTAAATTTAAGTACTTATTACAATAGCCCAGATGCTCCTACAATTGAACATGTGATACCAATTATAAAAGGTGGAACACATACTTGGAATAACGTCAAACTGGCATGTAGAGCATGTAATTCTATTAAAGGGACAAAAATATCTAAAGAATATATAGAAAGAGCTTCTTAAAGAGGCTTTTTTTATTTTCTAAGTAAATCACAGAATCGCTGTAACCATTGTTTAGCAAGCATTCTGCATCTTCTCAATTAAATTATGGAGGTGGTAACTGCATGAAAATTGATCTAACACAAACGCATGATGTTTTGGGTGCTTATCAATCGATTAACTGGACTGACATAAAAAATAAATATCAGGATGACGGAACAAAATACTGTTTTGAAATCTTAAATGAAAGCACAGTATCTGGTTATTTAATGAAACTAGCCTGTTTTAGGAACCTTTGTGATTTAAAAAGACAAGGTGAGCCAGATTTTCCATATCATTATGATGTCAAAGAAGTACAAAACACTTTTAAGTTTGCTTCAATCGTTCCTGATGTCGACTTGCATAAGCCGCTTCCATTGATGCTATGGCAGAAATTTATTTTGGCTATGATTAATGGTTGGAAAGACCAAAATGGTGAACGCAGATTTACTGACATCCACATTTCAGTAGGACGTGGACAAGGTAAAACGCAAATTGCTGGTGTGCAAATGTGTAAAGCTGTTTTAATTGATACTCTTAACTTCACTAACAAAGACTTTTTGATTACTGCTAATACGAGTGACCAATCAACTAAGTTGTTTGGTTATGTAAAGAAAATGCTAGAAGCAGTGATTAAAATTGAGCCTTTCAAGTCACTAGCTAAAGAAGCTGGTCTTGATCTTCAAACTAACCAATTAATTGAAAAGAGAACTAACAACAAAGTTTGGAAAATTTCTTATGAAGCTGATAAATATGATTCAACTCACAATGTTTTAGCTATTTATGATGAAACTGGCGCACTTGATACCTATGACCGAATTTCTGATATTACAGATGGTCAAGGACAGGTAAAGCCATATCATCAATTCATTAAGATTAGTTCTGCTTATCCTGATCCAACTAGTCCATTTCACCAGGAGCAAATCACGATGCAGCATATCATGGAGAAAGACTACAGTCGTGAAGGTGATAACTCTCTCTGTCTTGTGTGGGCGCAGGATGATTTGGACGAAACTTTTAAGCCAGAAACATGGGAGAAATCAAACCCTTTAATTGGCTTATCTAAAGAAGAGCAAGAGCGTAGAACTAGTAATTTAATTAAACAACGTGATCAAGCAAGGCTTGCTAATACGCTTCATAAGTTCCAAAATAAAAATTTAAATGTCTGGTTGAAACAATCAACTGCAAGCTATCTTAATTTGAAAGATGTTGAAAATGCTATTGATGATGATTTTAAAGTTGATGGTAGAGAGGTTTATATTGGTTTCGACTACTCAATGTTTAGTGATAATACAGCAATCGGTTTTGTTTACCCTTATCAGGATGAAAAGACAGGTGATCCACGTTGGCACATAGCCCAACACAGTTTTATTCCTTGGCAACAAGCTGGATCAATTGAAGCTAAGGAAAAGCAAGATGGCATTGCTTATCGAACTTATCCGAAATATTGTACGATTACGGCACATCCACAAGGAATTATTAATCCTGAGCAAATTTACAGATGGCTTTTAGATTATGTTGAAAAACATAGATTGAAGGTCGTTTTTTTTGGCTATGACCGATTTGGCAGCTATCAGGTTAAAAACATTACTGAGAGTTTAAATGCTAACACAGGATGGCTAATTCAAGATATTGCACAAAGAACAAGTGAACTTGCTAATCCAACAAAATTTTTACAAGAAAGTTTTGCAACTGGTAAGATTACTCGTTTTAATGATCCGATTTTGGAAAAAGCATTGCTTAACGCTGTAGTTAAAGAAGATAAGATTGGTATTCAAATTGATAAAGACAAAGCTACTTTGAAGATTGATGCTGTGGATGCATTGATAGATGCCTTCTATCAAGCGATGTATCATTTTGAAGACTACGGCTTGATAAATGATAAGTCACATGAAGTAGAGCGCATGACACAACAGCAAGTCCTTGACTGGTTTAATAATCCTGATTCAGGACTTTTAGGAGGTGAAGACAGTGACGATTAAACTAGTGAAATATATTTGGAAAATTCTTGATTTATTACTTTATATTCTGGGTTTTGGCTGTATAGTCGGAGCTCTATTTTTATGGAATCTAATCGCTGGTTGGTCAGGATTAGGGATTTCTTTGATTTTGACTGGTCTTTTAATTGATCTTCCCTCTATAAGTCAGAGGGGAGGTGATTAAATTTGCCTTTATTTAAAATGAAATCTGAGACTTCAAAGCAGTCATTAACTTTGAGTGATGATGATATTGTTGATTTCTTAACTGGCAAATCAAGTGGAAAATATGTTTCAGCTACTGAAGCTTTAAAAAATTCTGATATTTTCTCTCTTATTTCTCAGTTATCAGCGGATTTGGCTTTAGTTAAATATCAGGCAGATACTTCTAGGGCACAATCTCTTCTAAACAATCCATCTAAGACTTCTAATGGATTTTCTTTTTGGCAAGGAATGTTTGCTCAGTTGCTCTTAGATGGCAATGCTTACGCATATCGTTGGCGAAACGTTAACGGTGTAGATTTATACTGGGAGTTTTTAAAGCCATCACAAGTTCAAGTAGAGCTATTACAGGACGGATCTGGTTTGGTCTATGATGTCAATTTTGATGAACCATCAATTGGTTATGTTCAAAATATTTCTCAAAATGACATGATTCACTTTAGATTGATGTCTAATAGTGGTGGTAAAGTGGGGATTTCTCCGTTGACCGCCCTGACCAATGAATTGAGCATCAAAGACTCAAGTAATCGACTGACTTTGCATGCTTTAGATCAATCAATTGAAGCTCCAGGAATTTTAACAATTCAGGGTGGTGGTTTACTTAACTGGAAAAAGAAGGCTGCTAGGTCAAGAGAATTTGTAAGACAAGCTAATAATTCTAATTATGGTCCAATTGTCTTAGATGATTTGGAAAGTTATCAGCCATTAGAGGTTAAAAGTGATGTAGCTAAACTGCTCTCACAAGCTGATTGGACTGGAAAGCAAATAGCTAAAGTTTACGGTATTCCAGATAGTTACATTAATGGCCAAGGTGATCAACAATCATCTCTTACTCAAATAGGCGGTCAATATGCTAAGTCACTTAATCGTTATGTGGGTGTAATTGAAGGCGAACTTGAGAATAAGTTAAATGCTGAAATTACATCTGATATTAGACCTGCTATTGATGCAATGGGTGATGATTTTGCTACTACTATTTCTAATTTGATTAGTAGTGGTACTTTATCCGAAAATCAAGGACGATATATTCTACAACAATATGGTTATCTTCCTATGAACTTACCCAATGAAGGGGGTGAGAATAGAAATGAAGAAAGTTCAAATGAAGGGCGTAGTAGTTCCTAATGATTACAAAGATGTTTTTGATTGGATGAATAAAGACAGTTTTAGTCCATTGAGTATTCAGAATCAACTTGATGATGCTGATGGTGAGGATATTACTTTAGAAATCAATTCACCAGGTGGTTACGTTGATGCAGGATCAGAAATTTATACAGCTTTAAAAGAATATCCAGGTAAAGTGACAGCAAATATTGTTGGTAAAGCTTGTTCTGCTGCTAGTTGGATTGCTTTAGCGGCTGATCACGTTGCAATGTCGCCAACTGCACAAATGATGATTCATAGAGCTTCAGGAATTGCTCAGGGGAATGTGGACGATGTCAATTCACAAGCAAATGCTTTAAACGAGCTAGATCAATCTTTTGTAGATTTATATGCTAAACGAACAGGCAAAACAAAAGATGAAATTTATGACATGATGAAATCAAACACTTGGATGAATGCTAAAACTGCTAAAGCTAATGGTTTTATTGATGAAATCATGTTTGAAAATGAAGCACCAACAGTAGTAAATGCAACTGGCGGACTGATTCTTAATGATCAAATGATATCTAAAATTAAGAATCTGCTTCATTCAGAGTCCAGTGATGACACTAAACCCACAAAAAATAAAAATGAAAAACCAAAAACAAAGGGACAATCTAAAAAGGATCTGTCCCTTTTGTTATGGGAGTAGAAAGGAAAATTTATGAATATCAATGAATTACATGATGCATGGATTGAAGCAGGTAATAAAGTTGAAAACTTAATGAATGACAAACTTGCATTACAAGCAAAATATAATGCAAATCCTGATTCAGTTACTGTAGATGATATGAAGAAAGCTAACGAAAATTATAAGAAAGCTGTAGAAGCTCGGAACTTTGCTAAGCAAAATTATGAAGACGCTAAGGCAAACTTAAAGCCAGCAGCTAAGAAACCTGTTAAAAGTAATTCTTCAAATGCTAAGAAGACAGCAGAAGAAGTTATCAATAAGTTTGCTAGTGATTTTACTAACTTAGTTAAATCTGGTGATTTACCAGATGGTTCTAAGGCTAGTTCAAATGCTGGTTTAACTATTCCTGATGATGTTCAAACTGCAATTCATACTTTGGTTCGTCAATATGCATCACTTGAAAGTTTGGTAAATGTTGAAAATGTTTCAACTTCACATGGATCACGTGTATATGAAAAGCTAGCTGATATTACTCCATTAAAGGACTTAGATGATGATTCAGCCCTTATCGGTGACAATGATGATCCAGTATTAACAGTTGTTAAGTACACTATTCACCGTTATGCAGGTATTAATACGATTACAAATACTTTGCTTAAGGATACAGCTGAAAACTTGATTGCCTGGCTTGAAACTTGGATTGCTCGTAAGGACGTTGTAACTCGTAACCTTAAGATTCTTGAGGTAATGGGTAAGGCTCCTAAAAAGCCAACTATTGCAAAGTTTGATGATATTAAAGATCTTGAAAACAATACTTTGGATCCAGCCATTAATACTACTTCTAGCTTTGTAACTAATCAATCAGGTTACAACATTTTGTCTAAGCTTAAGGATGCTGATGGCAAGTATTTGATTCAACCTGATGTTACTCAACCAGATAAATATGTGATTGATGGCAAGTTAGTGAAAGTTATTGCTGATAAGTGGTTACCAGATGTCTCCGGTTCTCACCCTCTTTACTTTGGTGATTTAAAACAAGGTATTACTTTGTATGATCGTCAAAATATGGAAATTACTTTGACTAATGTTGGTGCCGGTGCCTTTGAAAACGACACTACTAAGATTCGTGTTATTGATCGTTTCGATGTTGAATTAATTGATGATGGTGCATTTGCAGCTGCATCTTTTAAGACTGTGGCTGATCAAGTTAAGGGCACTTCTGACACAGGTAAGTAATAGATAGGAAGTGATCAATTATGACCACTTTTTTAACTGTGGATGATGAGTTCAAGCGGACATTAGGTTACTTGCCGGATGATGATTTACTTGATAGCCAATCTTTGCAGCGGATGGAATCTGCACTAACTGCAGCTGAAATTTATGTTCAAGGCGCAATTGGTGAAGAAAATGAAGATTTTTATAAAGATGAAAAGATTTTGCCTTTATATAAATTAGCTTGCTATGCAATAGGTGCTAACTGGTTTTCTCATCCATCCACTGCTGTATCAAGTATAACTGCAAAGGCAATCATTGGTCAGCTTCGTGGCTCTTATGATGAAAATGAGGTGAATGAAGACGGTTCAACTTCAAAATCCTGATCGACTTAATATGTCAATCGAATTAGGTTATATTGAAGAATTTACTGATGAAAATGACAATCCAGTGATTAATTTTCATCGTCTCATCCACACTAGGTGTGGACGGTGGTCACCAAATACTAGCCAAATGATTCAAAAAGAAGGGTTGAATTTAACTCACTCTCATATTGTGGTAGTTCATCATAAAAATGATTGGAATGGTATTACTCATGCTAAATTTAATGGTCAGCTTTATGAAGTAACTTTGTTTAATCAAGATCCTTACTTTAATCAAACAGCTTATGATCTTATATCTTTGAGAGAGGTTGAGAAAAATGGTTGATTTTGACAAGGGGCTTGAAAACTGGTTAAAAAATGTTGAGGAACATGCTAGTTTGTCAGCAACTAAAAAAGCTCAAGTTACTGGTGCAGGCGCTGCAGTTTTCTCACAAATTTTAAAGAAAAATACGCCTATTTCTGGTGAAAGCTATTCTAAGGGTAGATCAGTAGGACATGCTAAAGGTCGAAAAACTAAGCACTTGAAAGAGTCAATTACTTTTAAACCAGGTTTTAATCATGATAAGTTGCCCACAGGTGATACTGCAGTTGGTTTTGATTCTAAATACTCAGCCTTAGTTGCTAGATTTGTAAATAATGGTACTCGTGATATGTCATCAAAAGAGCTTAAAAATATGCATTTTTTTGATAAGTCACAAGTTGAAGCTCGTGACGCTATTTTAAGGGCTGAAGCTGAAAGGATGAAACGATTATGAGTACTCTGGCTAAAGAAGTTGCTGATGAGTTACAAAATTCGGGAATCAAAGACATCGGAATTGTCAGCTCTTATACATTGCCATCAACTGGCGGCATAGCTGACAAGCAAAACAATATCTTGGTTACTGAAGTAACTACAGTCCCTAACGAGTATGGCAGCAATCAATTTACTCAGACTGATGAAACGATAGAATTAAATATTTACTATGGAACTCAAAAAACGGTTCCTATTGACACTTTTGAACGTTCAATTGTGTCTTTTTTTACGCAAAAAAATTGGTCTTTATTGCCTTATGGAGGGCATTACAAAGATCCTACTACAAAGCAATTATGTATTGATTTTCAATTTAGAAGGAGAAAAACATGGAAATTCAAGGATTAAATGATTTAATCGTTTGGACTTATGATAATAATCAAAAGATTATTACTGATCCTGATCAAAATGGATTTGTTTATGATGGTGATAAGGGTAAGGTTTTTGATCCTAAGACTCAAAAACAAATTCCAGGTGTTTATAAGATGGACTTAGCGTCTGTATATGGTGTTACTCAAGCAAACATTACTGGTCTTGCTCCATCAGTTCAAAAAGTTTACGGTTCTAATTTTGTTGCTGAAGTAAATCAAGGTACTGAACAACCCGCAATTGCTATGGCAGCTAATGATATTCCACACCTTGTTTATGACTTGCTTACTGGCTTAAAGAAAGACAAGTTTGGCGGTTATGCTCGTAAGGGAAAGTCAAGCCCTAAGATTGGTGGGGTTATTGCACACTCTTACAATACCCATGCTGGAGTTGATTTCTACTTTGCATTTCCAATGGGCATTTATGTTCCTGGTGAACTTAACATGCAAACAAACAATGAAAATGCGAATGTTGTTCATGATGCATTAACTCTTAATGCTCAAGCACGTGGTGTTGATCAATTGCTTTATGAAAAGTTCTACTCAGATGAAAAGGATTTCGACTACGCTAATATGATCAACTATATTACTGGCCAAACAACTGTGGATGTAACTGCAGATAATAAGCAAGCTACAGATGTTCACGGTACGCCAACTGCCTTAGGTAAGTAAGTTATAAGTTGGGTGGGTAGTGGTAGGAATTTAATAGCTATTTTTTAAAGAACGGTTAATAGCCGTTCTTTTTCTTTCGAAAGGATTATTTTATGTCAGTAAAAATTAATGGTAAGAAGTTACATTTAACGACTTTTGATGTACCTACAAATGGTAAGAACATTAGACGTTGTTTAGTTGCTCAAAAGAAATTTGCGGAGGCTGATTTAGCAATTAAACGAGTAGATACAGATGATGAGGAATCAATTATTAATTCACTAGAAGCTCAAATTAAACTTATTGATTCTTATGCAGAATTTCTTAAACCTGTTTTGAGCTTATCAGACACTCAAGTTGAAAAGGTAGAAAATGCTGATTTTGAAGATGTTGTTGCATTTACTACTGAAGTAATTGACAAGGTGCTTAAAGTAGATAGTTCCAAAAGCGACGACACTAAGTGATGAAGACCCCGTTAGAGCTTATCAACAATTAATTGAAGACTTTGATTATTCTGAACAACAAATGATCCTGAATGCTCATATGTCTGTGGAGGAATTCGAGGATACTGACTATTACAGATTGATTGAAATCATGAACGCTAAACCTCGTGATAAACGTCCAAAGATGTTATGGGAATTTATGGATGAATTAGATGGTAAAAAAGGAAGGAGGTAAATTAAATGGCAGGATCAATTCCAGTAGGTTCACTGGTTACTGATGTTAAGTTAAATGGTAGTCAACCTGTTACAACGCTTAAAGAATTAAAGCAAGCCGTTTCTGGTGCAACTTCAGCATGGAGAGCACAAGAAGCGGTTTTAAAATCGGCTGGTAAACAAACTGAAGCTGCTAAAGCTAAATATGCCGGCTTAACTGAAACTGTAAAAAATCAGCGCAAATATATTGAAGCTTTAGCTGATAAGCAAAGAAATTTGAAGAAAGTTCAGGCTGAAGCTGATCAAACTACTGAAAAAGGCAAGCAGGCTTATAAGAATGCTACTGAAGAAATTCAAAAGAATGCTGCGCAAACGTTACGTGCTACTACTCGTCTTGAGTCTCTTACTAAACAACAAGAAAAAGCTAAGTCTTCCTTGAACTATTACAAGTCTGGTTTAGCTGAAGCACAAAAATCTTTAAAGCAAACTCAAGCTGTAACTAAGTCTTATGTTGAAAGGCTAAAAGCTGAAGGAAAAGGCTATGAATCAGCCAAAGCTAAATTAAATGGCTATAAATCTTCACTTGAAAATTTAAATAAGCAACAAAAAATTCAAGCTCAAGAATTGGCCAGAATTGCTAGTGAATCTGGTAAGTCAAGTGATGCTTATAAACGTCAAGAAATTAGGCTTAATCAAACCGCTACGACTTTAGCTAAAACTAAGAGTGCAATGAATGAATTAAATTCTTCAATGCATAAAGCTAATCCGACAGTTTTTGACAAATTAAAAACCAAGCTTACAGGTTTAGATAGTCAAGCTGAAAAAACTCATAGAACTTTTAAAGAAGTATTTATGGGATCAGCATTAGGCAATGCATTGTCGAATAGTTTAAGCAACATTGGTTCTAGCTTAAAAAATGCTTATGAAGAAGGCATGAACCTTAATTTGGCTGTTGCTAAAATCAATGGTCGGTTTAAAGGCATGGGAATGTCTACTAGACAGATTCAGTCTTTAGACAAGCAATTAGGCGAATTAAAAGCTAATACCGCTATGACTGGCGATAATGTTGCTAATTTGCAAGCACACATGCTCAATTGGTCAACGATTGGTACTAAAGGTGCTATGCAAATGGCTAAGACTATAGCTGGTGTGGGTGATACGTCTAAACTTACTGGTGATCAGATTGAACGTGTATCAGCTAGTCTTCAGCGTGTAGGTTCAACTGGTAAAGTAACTTATTCCAGCTTAAGTCGAATCACTAAAGCAGCACCTACATTTATGCAAGCATTAGCTAAAGGCGCTGGCATGTCACAATCTAAGATGATTGCTTTACTTAAGACTGGTAAAGTAACACAAAAGCAATTTCAGCAATGGATGGCTAGTGCAAGCAAATATTCTGATGATGCTTTCAAAGGTTTTGGCAAAACTCAAGCTGGTGCATTAAAGTCAATGCAGGTCGCTCGTCAAAAATTGGAACAGCAATTTACTAAGCCAATTTTTAATGCAAAGACTAGTGGCTTACAAGCTTTAAAGAATATCATGACTTCTAAAGCAGTTATGAATGGTGCCCAACAACTTGGTAAAGCAATTTCCAATATGATTGGATTTTTAGATAAGCATAAATCCGATTTAGTTGGAATTACTAAAGATGTCGTATCCATTGGCGTAGCTATTGGCAAAGATGTATGGAAATATTTTGCTGGAATCATCCAAAATATTGGTAAAGCTTTAGGAATTGTCCATGGAAATGGAAAGAAATCAGGGGATGCATTACATACTCTGAAATTGGCTACTGATGGCTTAGCAAGGAATAAAACTGCTATTCAATGGATTAGTAAAGCTATTATTGCTATGGCAGCTGCTAAAGGAATCAGCAAACTAGGTGGTGGCTTCCTTGGCATAGCTCGTGGAAGTTATAATGCATACAAAAATGTAAAAGCTTTAAGAGCTGGTTTTACTGGCTTAAAAGATTTTCATGATTTAACAGGTGCTGAAAGATCATTTGCTCATTTTGGTGACTTAACTAAAAGAGTATTAGATCATTTGCAAGATGGCTTTAAAGTACTTAAAAACAGCAAACTAACTAGTTGGGCTTCTCAAGCTGGTAAAAATATTGTTTCTGGTTTGAAAAAAGGTGCTACAGGTATTGGTAAAGCTAGTAAGTGGATTGGCTCTAAACTACTTGAAGGCTCTAAGGCAATTATTGATAAAGCAACTACTTTAGGCACTAAAATTGGTCAAGCAATTTCTAAGGCTGTTCAAGCTTCCACAAAGTTTAGCATGGGTAAGCGTCTAGCAACTGGTGCCTTAGCTGGTGCCGCAGTTGCAACCCCTGAAGTGATTAATGCTGTTAAGGACCGTCACTCTGCTGATAAACGTAGTCAAGATATTGGTGGTGCTGTCGGTGCTGTGGCTGGTGGTGCTTTAACTAGCATGATACCTGTTGTTGGTCCAATGCTTGCTCCTGTGGGTGCAATTATTGGTAAATATGCCGGGCAATGGGGCGGCCAAGCAGTTAACAACTTTACCAAGGGCTGGCAAAAAAATAAGCCGCCAAAAAAATTTTGGAGCTTAGAAAATTTAGGTTGGTCTACCCATGACACTTTTAACAAAATAGGTAAATGGGGTTCAGACGTTGGCAAGAAGTTTGGCCAAAGTTTAAACAAAGGTAAATCCTTTGTTAAAAAGAACTCTAAAGAACTTGCTTTAACTGCAGTTAATCCGATTGTTGGTATTCCTACCATACTTTATAAGAACAATCCCAAGTTTAGAAAATGGGCTAATGGAGTTGCTAAGAATATCAAGGGTGGCTTAAACAAAGCCAAGAAATCAATTACTGGATTTAAGAATTCAGTCAATAAGAACTTTAAAAAGGCATGGGATTCAGCTTATAAGCATGCTTCTAAAGGTACTAAGCAAATCATGCGTAGTACTGAAAAGTTTGCTAAAAATTACGTAAAAATCAATAAAAAAGCTAATTCTGAAACTATCAAAAACTTTGGTAGTTTTAGTAAACGGCTTAAGAAGAATCATGGCAATTTGTTCAAAGCGATTGGCCAAACTGCCAAAACTCAATTAGCAATTGAGAAAAAACGCTGGTCATCTAACTGGAAAAACATTAAGACTACTGCGGCTGGTATTTGGAAGGGGCTTAGGACTAATGCATCTGATATGTATGCTAAGCTCAATAAATCTACTCACGGTGGTCTTGGCAAAGTATTCGATGGCTTTAAAGATTTTGGCAAAAATATCGGTAAGTTTTGGTCCGATCTTTGGAAAGGCATTACTAAGACTTTTGATGATACTGTCAAAGGTCTTCAAGATGCTGCAGGTAATGTGCAAAAATTCTTTACCGGTAAGTTAAAAGTCGGCAATTTACATTTAGCTGGTGGAACAGATTGGCGTAGTCGCTATGGGGTTCCAGCTATTGTTAATGATGCTCCAGGTAATAATTATCGTGAAGGCTTAATTACTAATGGCGAGGTTGTTCCTTTTCCTGCTAAGCGTAATCTCCCAATTTGGCTTATGCCAGGTCAAGATATCATCAATGGGGATGATATGGCCAAACATTTTGGCTCTGCTTTACATTATGCAAGTGGTACGGTTCATTTATCTAAGGATCATAGGTATTCGAAGAAAAATTATGAACTGGCTAAGAAACGTGCTGTTGAGGACAAAAAAGAGCTAGAAAAGCTAGGAGATAAAATCTCTAATGCTTTGAAACATAAGGATGGTAATGAAGCTAAGCGTCTTACTGCAGAATTTAATAAACTCACTAAGAAATATTCTGCAGATAAAAAAGCTGCTAAAAAACCAGATCCTCATGCTGGTAAAGTTCTCGTTGATCAGGGCTTGCTTATTGGTGCAAAGTCAAGAATTGGACATTCTGTCTATATCAGTAAAGACCTATTCAAGAAATTAATTGCCAATTTAAAGAAGAAGAAGTCTACTACTAGACGTCGTACAACTACTCATAAAAGAAGTTCAACTACAGCAAGAAGAACATCTACACGAAGATATTCTTCTAGAGTTACAACACCTAGAATTTCTAGTGGTGTTTCTGCTAGGATTTCTACTGTCGGCTTAGGTTCGATTAACGGCTTGTCTAAAGCACTTAAAGGAATTAAGTCCAAATCTATTAAGGTGGTTGCAAAAGCTTCAGGAACTAAAGCAGTTGTTTCATTGGCAAAATCTGTTGATAAGGTCAAAGGTAGCAGTCATAAGGTTATCGTTAAAACTTCTGGACTTACTTCTTTAAGAAAGTTAGCTAAAGCAGCTAATAAAATTAAAGGCAAGACTCACAAAGTTAGAGTAAGGACTTCAGGAACTAAAGGACTTAAGTCTTTACAAAAAAATATAACTTTTGTTCATAAGAGAATTGATTCTTTAAGTAAGGCTTCTAAAAAAGACAAGTTTGGTAAAGCTATTGCAAAGCAAGCAGAAGAAGCCGTTAAATCTTTAAAGGGCAAAGGCAATTTTGCTAAGCAGTTTAATTCTATGGTTAAAAAGTTTGAAAAGGACTTAAAAGCCATGGTAAAAACTGCACAAAAAGAATTTAAGTCCATGTGGTCGAACATGGAACACAGTTCTAAGACTAGTCAAAGCAGTATGCTTCATTCTTTGAGTAGCTTTTCTAAGAAGTTCAAACATGATTGGAGTTCATTACAAAGCGGTGTTTATAAATCATTTAGTCATTTTTGGACAAATATGAGAAGTGCCGCTGGTCGTGGAGTAAATAACGTTATCAGAATTCTTAATTCTGCAATTGGCAAAATTGATTCCGTTATTTCTGACTTTGGTGGTTCTAAGAGAGCCGTAAAGAGTGTTACTCCAGTTCGCTATGCTGAAGGTACTGATGCAAATGGTCGCTTAACTCAAGACACTTTAGCTATCGTAAATGATGCTAAATCTGGTCCACGCCAAGAGGCTATTGTTACTGATCAGAACGATGTGATTTTACCTAAGGGTAACTATGTCCCAGTAATGCTAAGAAAAGGTTGGGGTGTTCTAAATGGTGCTCAAACGCAGCGCTTAGGGCTTCCACACTATGCTGATGGTACAGGACTATCACTAAAGAAACTGTATGACATTGCTAAACATAACTGGAATAATCCTACTAAAACTGGTAATTCAATGTTTAGTACTGTCTCTGGCTTAACTGGTGCTATGAAAGAATTAGCTTCAGGAATGCGTTCTAAGAGTAAAGATCAAGGCGTAACTTGGTGGTCTCAACTTTGGAAAATGGTTGAAGACAAAGTTAACGATGATGACTTAGGTCCAGCAAGTGGTTTACTTAAGGCAGTAGAAACGTTAGGTAAAAACAAACACTATAGTCAAAGCAAAAGAATGTCCAAGTTCTTTGCCGACTGTTCGAGTTTGGTTTCAAGAGCCTTATATAACAATTATGGAGCTAAATGGGCCGAACCTAATGGCTGGGCTTTAACTGTAGCTGGCTTATGGGATCATGCTCATAGAATATCTAAATCTGAAGCTAAACCTGGCGATCCAGTCTTCTGGCTTCCAGATACTCACGTTGGTATCTATGCAGGTCGTGGAATGTACTACTCTGCATATGGTCCTAATGATGGTGGACCTATTGGAATGCAACCTGTGGGCTCTGGTGCTACTTTTGGACGTTTTAAAGGCATTAATACTGAAGGCAGTGAAGATACCAAAGAAGCTGTTAAAGTCAAAGCTAACGATAGGTTGCAAAAACAGATTAAAAATCAAGTTGGTCAAGGGTTCTGGCATACTATTCAAAAAATTGCTGATAAGTATGGTGAGCAGTTCAATGGTGCTAACTCTATTTCAGGTAGTATGATTGAAGCCGCTGCACGTAAAATGCACGTTCATTTACCTGATGGATTTGTAAAAGATGTTTTGCGTGTTGCTATGAGTGAATCAGGCAACAGAAATATCAAACAGCAAATTCACGATGTAAATAGTGGCGGTAATGAGGCTCAAGGACCTTTGCAATTTACTCCTCAGACGTTTAAAGCCTTTGCTGTCGCTGGTCACACCAATATTCACAATCCATATGATGAATTGCTAGCATTTTTCAATAACTCTGATTGGCGTAACTCTATTGGCTGGACGACTATTTGGGGACATCGTAAATTTGATTGGCTTCATTCTGGTCCTCAAGGGCATAGACGCTTTGCTAATGGTGGTATTGCAAATTCACCAAGTGTTTTTGGTGAGGCAGGACCAGAAATGGCAATTCCATTAATTCCAAGTAAGTCAACTCGTGCGTGGGAGTTAATTGGTAAGGCAATTGCAATTCTTTCAGCTAATACCACCTTTGGACAACAGCAAAATCAAATAGATAGTAAAGAACAAAAAGAAGAGCACGAATTTAGACAATCCGTGCTTTTACTTTTGCGTCAATTGGTTAATAAGAGTTCTGTTGCTAACATCAAGCTCACAACTCCTGCGGGCAGAACCTTGTGGGAAGTTGTTGAGCCGTTTAGTAAGGCAGAACAAAGAGCTGCAATGATCAAACTAAGGAGGGGATTAAGTGGGCGTTGAGTATTCAGGTTTAATTTTTCAAGGCAAAAATTCGCGTGATCTAGGTTTTACGGTGCAATATCCGTTTAATCTAGTCCACCCGACAGCTGACCTTGATGCTACTCACATCAAAGGTCGTAGCGGTGACTTTTTGCAAGATGATAACTCTTATCAGAATGTCACTGAGACTTTCACTGGTGATGCTGTTCGACCATCTAATGTTTCTCAATTTGACTATGAGCGGACTCTGACGGATTGGTTGGCTTCACCTGTAACCATGACCCAAAGAAAGTATCAATATTTACAATTTGATGCTGATCCTGAGTATGCTTACAGCGCGATTCAAAAAGACCCTTTCAGCCTGCAGTGGGATGAAAGTGATCCTTACCACGCAACCGGTACAATTCCTTTTTATTGTGAGCCATTTCAGTATCGTGTCGATGGTATTGAGTACATTCCACTGCCGGATACTGGTACAGTTTATAACCAAGAATCCAGAATTGCTGTTCCAAACTGGCATTTTATTGCTAATGGGACATTCATCTTATATGTAAATGGCTTGCCTTATGAGTTTGACAATATGTCTGGTGAATTTTGGCTATCAGGTGACACGCAGGACACTTATGACAAGGACAATAAACTTTACAATAGCCAGGTTAAAATGCCTAATTTAAGCGTTCCTATACTTCAACCAGGTAAAAATACTATCACGATTACTGCAGAATCTGGGGCAACGATCACTAAAGCAGAATACATGCCACGATGGAGGAGGTTGATATAGTGAAAGTTACAATTGGTAAAATTCCAGAGATAATTTATACCCAATATGATGAGTTGCTATCTTTTCCTCACTTATATAAATCTATTAATAGTGACTTTACTACTCCAGGCTTTACTTTATCTGATGCACTAACTTGCGATGTTACTTTTAATTTCAATCAATATCCAACATTACAAATGACATATCCACGCGATGGAAATCATATGGAAGAAATTCAAAAAGACCGTTGGATTCTTGAAGATTGTGGATATAAGTTTCCACATCAAAAATTCAAAATTACTCATGTAACCCAAGAGTTGGATCAAGTAGTAGTTAATGCTGAACATTTGTTGGCTACTTTAAATGACTGTACTTTACCAGACGGATTCCAACTAGTTAATGCATCACCTCAAGACTTCATGAACCAAGCTTTAAACCAAATGGTTCCGGCTAAAGATATTATCTTTGACAGTAAAGTGTCAAAGGTAAGTAATGTCAATGTGGAAGGAGCTCAGCAGGTTGGTTCTCTTCTGATCAATCCAGATCAAGAAGGAGATCAGGCAGTTAACTCTATACCAGGACTTTATGGCGGTGAATTGGAGTTTGATAATAATGAAATTCATCATAGCGAACATGCTGGCATGGATACTGGAATTGTCATTGACTATGGCAAAAATATGTCAGAGTTTCAACATGATATTTCAACAGAAAATATGTGGACTGGTGCTGTTTTCATTGCAAAATACATCCCAGGTCAGGCTGTTGCTAAAGCAGATTGGGATGGCTGGGCTAGCTGGTCCAGTGATTACTCAAACGTTGGGATTTATGCAGCAGGTGGTACGGTTGAAATCTTTAACTCACCTGTTGAAGGTCATCAAGCAATTGGTGCCCTTTCAACGGGGATGAAGCTTCATCTTGGTACACCAATTCATGACGGCGATTTTACATCAGATGGAAAATATCAAATTAATACCGTTAACGGTGATGACTGGTATCCTGTCGCACCAGAAGATGGTGGCGGCTTTGTGGATGCTAGATGGATCAGTTTTGATAAATCTGGTAGCTATATGGTTAACGACATCACAGGATCACTTACTGTTCAGGCTCAGGATCCAAATGACTCAAGTGGAGCTGGTTCGCGTGTAAGCATGTCAGGTAATGCAGTAGTTGCATATAAACCAGGTGGAGAAATCCATGTCTATAAGTCCCCAGAAATTGGACCAGATCACGTTCGCATTCCTGGTTGGACTGTAAAGAACGGAACCTCAATTCACTATGATATGGTGGAACGCAATTCTAACGGTGATATGTGGTATCGAATTGGTCCTGGTCAGTGGCTTTACGGGCCTCACTTGTCTTTGACGCAAAACGGTGCGTATCAAAGCTACAGTAATTCCGGCTATGGCTACATCAAAAAGAATCAAACTAAGTATCATTGGGATAGCAAACATCACAAGATGGTTGCTACTACTCATACAGTGACTACAGGTGGCAATTCTAAGAACCATAAATCCGGTAGATACTGGGCTTCTAAGAAAAAGAAGGTTACTGTACACGCCCACACCGGAAGAGTAGAAATTGATAAGACTATTGTTCAAGGCGGGAAGACTTACCACCATACTAAGTATGGTTGGGTAAGTTCTGGATCGATTGAGTATAAAGAAAATGGGTCCATCAAGCCTTCAAGTACAGATCAAATTCTAAAAGATAGGCTAAAGGATCATAGCAAAGTTGAAATTTATGCAACTCCAGATAAAAACAATGCTCTTAACTGGTCAATTCCTTCAGGTACTCAATTGGTTGCTGATGGTCATGAAGCTAAAGGTGGAGATGGCAAGACCTATGTTGAAGTGACCTATGCTGGTAAAACTGGATGGTTACCTGAAGATAATATTGATTCTGATAAATCTGATTTGGTTTCTCCAGATGCAAACGATGACGATAGTTCGAATCCTAATCCAAATGTTGATACTTCACATAATGAAGTAACTGTAAAAGTTGGGCCTTTATATGCAGACGGCTTCGGCAATGATCCAAATATTGATAAGGTCAACACTGTGGATGTCAGCTCATACTTGAAGCACGATGATCAAGATTTGTCCGGACAGCAACCGGATGGTACTTTTGTTGCTACTGCAGATGACATCAAGCAAGTAACAGATATAGGTAAAAACTATATCATCGAGCACAAATACGGTCATATAGATGTGCAAGATACAATTTCTTATCAAGAAATGTCTGCTTTAAATGCGAATAAGACCCAATTGAGTCTTTATGACTATGTAACTGTTAAGTATGACAAGTATCATATTAATCAAAAAGAAGAAGTTAATGGGTTTGTTTGGGATGGATTGGCTCAACATTATAAGCAAATTACAGTAGGTAGATTGCCTGAAAGCTGGCAACACCTGTTACTCCAACAAGCTAAAGATCAAACAAGTAGTGCTGTCGGTGCTTTCACACGAAGAACTCAAGGTTGGCTTAACCGGTTTGAAGATATGATGCATTCGGAAAAGTCAGATCGTCGTGCAAAAGAAAACAAGATGATGAGCGAGCTAGGTATGATCCAGCAAGATGTTACCTGGAAAGATGATAAAGGAAAAGAGCATAAATTAAAGGATGTTTTCCTTGAAAGTCGTAAAGAATTTGAAGAACATTTCCAGCAATTAGATGATGATGCTTCAGATATTAAATCTTGGATTGATCAGCCGGGCGAAGGCATTATCCAGGCAATTCCTAACTGGCAAGCACCTCAACAATTGACTGCTAGAAGTAGTAACGGCGGAAAGATGGTGTTTGGGGGTAATGGACTAGAGTTTTATGATGAGCGTTCTCAGAAATTGCTAACCGGTATGGACTCACGCGGTAAACTTTATGCTGACTCGATTGAGGGCGTAAATGTAAAAGCAATGAACATCGATGCAATGATTATGCACGGTAACTTGGTCAATGAAGATCCTAATATGAATATGAAAATTTATATTGGAACACAAAATCCAGGTACTACTTTAAACCCATGGAGAAACGGGCGAGTTATCTGGGTGACTTCAGATAACTATGCTTCTATGATGTCATCCGGACAATTTGCAACAACTAGTGGTAGTCATATCACTCGAATTCACCCTAGTGCTATCACTGTGGATGATGAGGACAATCAAGTTTTGACGCAAAGAAATTTTGCTGGGCACGCTTATCGAAGAATCAAGTCTTGGGTACGTGCCTGGGTTGCCGATTGGATAACCATTAGAGGTACTAAGCACTGGATTTGGAAAGGCTCTGACAACGTTGATATGGGTAAGCTGAGAGATTTACCAGGACAAGGTAGGAATGACTATAGATATATTCCTGGTAGTAATGATGACTGGGGCAGTGATGAAGCTGGCACATTAGATGGAATTGATCTAGGAAGTCTAGTATTTGATAGTGACCTTCAAGAAATGAATCAACAGTGGCAGAATTCCTTTAATGATCTTAAAAACGGTTATACGAATATCACTGTGCCTTCAACTCCTGATATTTCGACAAATCCAGGGCAAATTACTACAGATGTGGATAGTACTTCATCTAAAGCGGGAATGCTTAACTATACTGAAGCATACAATCGTGGTTTAGGTCCTAAGAGTGGTCATTATACTGAAGCCGTTGGTACTATGATGGGCGGAAATGATGGTCATATGTATGTATTGAAGTTATATACGCCTACAGGCAATAAACACTGGTATAGAGTCCAATAAGGAGAATCAAATGAATGATAAAGTGGCAGAAACACTAGCAATTAATACTGGCAATATGATTGCTTCACTTAATGTTCAAGTAGCAAAGTTGCAGGTTGCTCTTAAAGAACAAAAACAAGTAAATGATTCTTTGAAAGAAGAAAATGACAAGCTAAAAATTGAAAACGCCGCGCTAAGAAAGAAGGTGAAAGCAAATGAGTCTAGCGCAAATAGTACTAACAACCAACAAGACAACAAGTAATGTCGGTGATTATATCAGGAAAATTGGACAAGGAGAACGTGGCCAAATTTTGCCGGTCATCGTTGTGGATGCAACTGGAACACCTTACGACCTATCTGATAAAAAAATAGTTTTTTCAGAGTCAAAAGATTCTGGCAAGTATGTTGTGGACGATGGGAAAGCATCGACAAGCGGTAAATTCACTTTGACTGATCCCCAAAATGGCAAGTTCTCTTATGCATTGCAAGACCAAGTTTATCCGGAATCCGGTACAGCATGGTTTGATATCGTAAGTGCAGATGGTACAGTACTTGATACAACGGTAAGTTTTAGATTTGTCGTAATACCAAGTGCTACTTTACATGTTAATGATGATAACTATTCGTCCACGCTTGATGCTTTGCAAGCTCACTATCAAGGCGTAATCAAGAACACTGAAACTCAAACACAAAACCTAATCAATAGCCTGACTGATAAAATCAATCAGGCTATTTCTAATGGGCAAAGAGACGTAGCTAATGAACTGACTGATATGCGAAATCAGTTGCAAGCTTTGCACAATCAAGAAAATGGCTTGATTCAGAGTTGGACTAACGACTTTAACGCTCGCAAGGCTGATTTTGATAAATTGAAGGCTGACTGGCAGGCGCAATCTAAGACCATTTCGGATAGTTATGCGTCAAAGATTGCTGAAATTAACTCTCAAACTCAATCTCAGCATGATCAAATTCAGGCTAAAGCAGATCAGCAACTCCAAGCCAACCAATCTGCTAGTGATGCAGAACTGGCCAAAATTAAATCTGATGCACAGGCACAACATGATCAAATTGAAAAAGCTAAAAATGATGCAATTGCGGAGATTACCGCTCAAAGGGATGCTACGATTAATCAAGCAAATGCTGACTTTAAAGCTAAGATTGATGCTCTGCAAACAGATTACGATGCGTGGAAGTCTACCACACTAGCTGACTTTACTAAACAGTTAGCCGACATTAAGACCAACATCAGCAATGATCAATCCACGCTAAAAGACTTTGATCAGCAACTTGATTACACCAAGCAAGAACTGGCTGATATGGCTAAGCAGCTGGATAGTCTGGACCTTACTAAGTTTGTGACTGGTGATCAGTTTAAAGATGCTATGGCTAAAAAGGCTAGTGGTCTAAAGATTATGGGATTAGGAGGCGAATATGTCATGGCAGTAGATCAAAGCGATCAAAACATCAATGGTTTGCCTAATGGTGTTCAAGGATTGGCTGACATTGGAGTGCTTTCAGGGGCTTTACAAGTACTAGCTGATGCGATTTTGGACAAGAATCACTATACCAAGCCTGAAGTAGATAAGATGGTCAATGATGCTAAAGCTGCAATCATGAATACCGTCAACACCAAGGCTAATGCAAGTGATTTAAACAATAAGGCTGACAAGTCTCAAATTCAGTCCTTAAGTTCACAATTAGAATCTTATAAACAGGAAAACGATAATCTTAAAAATGAAAATTCACAATTGACTAACCGATTACAAACACTAGAAAATAAACAGTTTATTGCGCATGTTGCCAGTGAAGACCAGGTAGCAAGTCAATCAGCGCCAATTGTCATCGTGGATGACTAGACTAGAAAGGAGATTTTATGAGTAAACTTTTTATTGATAAAGTCAAATTTAATCCATTTGATTTTCATGAATTAAGTGCAGCTGATGATATGAATAATATTTTACGATCAGGCTTTTACGTTACTAGAGGAACTAACCCTAAAAATTTTCCAACTGCTGAGATAAATGAGGGACGCTGGGCTACGGTTCTCGTCTATAACCACGATAATGGTCAAATCTTACAACAATGGATTATTCAAGGACGAACATATAACCGCTGGCTCACTACACCTGGTAATGGCATTGGTGTTCCTACAACTGATTGGATTAAAGTTGCTACACAAACTGACTTAGAATCACTACAATCTCAGATTAATGATCTCAAGAATAAAATTGGGGGGGTACTCACTAGCCTATATACTAAGCTTCGTGGCACCTTCACTAGTTTGGAGGTGGCTTAGATGAGTATTTACATTGATAATAAAAAGCTATTAAGCCTACCTGATCTCGCTGGTGGAGGAGTTAATCTCTTTAGAAATACCTATGATTTTGCTACTTGGCAATATGCTCCAGGCAAAGGTGATTTTGAACCAGCTTCAAATCATAATAGTGATTCCAACCATGAATTCATTCAAACTAAAAAAGTTGCTCATTTATGGGGTAACAATTCTACTGAAGCAAAGCTTTTATATACGCAGCCCTTACATTTGGAAAAAGGAACTTATACTTTTAGCTTTCTTGCAAGAGACAATGGACCTGATCCGAAAAATTCGTCCTTTGGGCTTGAATTGTATTCTAGCTATACAAATACTCACGGTGGAAATCCACATGGGATGACTAAGAGTAAATTATCTAATGTTTGGTCTTCATATAGCATTACATTTGCTTTGCCTGAGCAGTTGACTTTAGCAGATATTAGCTTAGGTCACTGGGGACCTCAAGAGCTTATACCAGGCGGTTCAATATATTTGACAAATTTGAAGCTTGAAAAAGGACCTGTAGCAACTCCGTGGAGTCCAAACCCATTGGATATACTAGATGAAATTGAAGCACTAAAAAGTACCTGTAGCACCTCCGTGGAGCCCAAGCCCATTGGATACTGAAGACATGCTGGATTCTCTAAATCGTAGGTTCAAAATTATTAAAGATGATAATTTTGACTTAAATGATAAGTTCTCAAAAATTTGGACTAATGGTCATAAGTTGAAAAATGCACCAGCAAATTTTGACATCTATGCACTTTATATCCAATTCAATGTAGACGAATACAACTGGTTCGAAATTGGTTGGGGATGTAAAAACCAAATTGCATATCGAACTAGATCAGGAAGTCCGCTCACATGGAGTGAATGGAAGATAATAGGATAGAAAAAATGAAACAGAATAATTCAAGACCGCCACCAGCGGTCTTTTTGATACAAAAAATCACTAGCTACAGAAAGGAAAAATTATGACAGAAGAAACAGCAAACACACCTGTACAAGGTGCAGAATCCGAACAACAAAATGTGGCCAGCAATGGCCAAAGCGGTAATACCGAACAAAAGCCTAAGACTTTAAATGACGTCTTACCAGGTGAAGGAACCAATTTGGTTTACATTTCAGGCATGCTTCAAGGTGTGCAAGTAGACTGTGAAGGGCCGATTGAATACACACGCAAGCTAACACATCCACAATGGCCATTTGTTCCTGCTTTGCCACAGTACGACCCAAGCAAGTGCAAGACTCCGAAATTTGACTGGGGCAAAGGCGAATGGGTAGATAAAAGCGAAGAAGCCAAGGAAAAAGAATTTAATGATCTGAAGCAAACGGTTAAAGATTTACAAGCCGATAACCAAGATGCAAAAGGCTTGTCACAAAAAATTGAAGCCATTCAGCAAGGACAAGATCAAACAACTGTTGTACTAGGTCAGTTGCTTCCAGCAGTTCAGCAACTTTCACAATTTGCGGCAAGTATGCAAAAGCAAGCAACCACTAATACTGATACTAACAAAGAAGGTGACAAATAATGTTTAATTTCAATTTTGATTTTTCAAAGTCATTTGCTGCAATGCGGTCTTTAGTTAAGCAGTCATATGACTGGGGACAACCAATCGGGAATTTTGTCCAATCAGGTGCGATTACCAAGACCGATTACAAAGAAATCACTGGCCAAGACTACGCCCAAGCTACTGCATCCCCTGCAGAGGAGAAACAACCTGATACTGAAACACCAGGAACCGCGGGTGATATTCATGATCAAGCAAACGATTCACAACCTGTTCAAGAATAGCTGGTATGTGATTCTTGGAATTTCTAATTGTTTAGTAAGCTATGATCTACTGACAAACGAACACTTCTTTTTCTGGCCACCACAATTTAGAAATTTAATGAATGACGATCGTGCTGATTGGATTTTTCTAATCATTGGGATCGCATTCTTTATTTATGCAGCTATTAATCGACATAGCAACTGGATAATTACGTTTTTGCTAGCTGTATCTGCCGCCTTTTATACCTTGCTAGGCTTTTTAGCATGGGAACACATGCAATTTGCAGGGGTGTCTAGTATGGGTGTAACTGCTTCACTATGTTTTGTGATGGTTCTAGTGATTTTAAATGTAGCCAGAAACAGAGATACGCACAGATAGGAGGTGGTTAGCTTGCATGACATTGGTTCACTTTTGCAAGCTATAATGCCTTACGCTGCGGCTATTTTGACTGTGCTTTTAAGCTATAAAAGAGGTAGTAAGGAAGATGAGAACGACCGCTTAGCTAAACGTAATAAAACATTAACCGAGCGGATTGATCAATTAACGAGAGAAAATGATAGATTAAGAAAGGAATTGGACAAAAAATGACGATTAAAGATTGGATTGAAGTGGGAATTACTGTAGCAAGCTATATCATCGCTGTAATTGCGGGTGCCTATGCTCGCAACAAGGCAAAAATTAACCGCACAACCCGTGCTGGTCAAGCCTATGATGTTTTAGGTAAGATCGCAACTAATGCTGTCCATGAAGTAGAGTTCTTGGGTGGTACTAGTAAGGAAAAGCGTCAAATGGGTTATGAATTGATTAATCAGGCTTTACACTACATGGGTATCAATGATGTGACAGCTAACATGATCTACGGCGCTCTTGAAAAGGCTGTAGCCGCTATGCATTTGGCAGATGCTGAAGAAATGGAAAAAGATCCTGCTGTAGCTCAAGATGTGGATGAAAAAGACATCATGCAACCAGTTGATCAATTGCCAAAGCCTGAAGAAACTGCACCAGCAGAAAATAAGGACGTGACTGTAAATGGCAAGTAGAGATTATGTTGTTGATGTGGCTAATTATCAACCGTCCAGCATGAGCACATATAAGCACGCTGGAGCACGTCAAGTAATTGTTAAGCTAACTGAAGGGACAAGTTATTTTAACCCAAAAGCAAGCACACAAATTAAGTCAGTTCATGCTAATCATATGTACCTACATGGCTACCACTTTGCTACTTTCAGTAATTCGGTTAGTCGTGCTAAAGCGGAAGCTAGTTTCTTTGTAGCTCGTGCTAAGAAACTTAACATTAGCAAGAAGCGCTATTTGTGGTTGGACTGGGAAACTGGTGACGGTAATTCCGTTGTTGGTGATAAGTCAGCTAACACAAGAGCAATTTTGGCATTTATGAAAATATGTCATAGTGCTGGCTATAAAGTTGGCTTATATTCTAGTGTATCAATCCTTAGACAATATGTTGATGTAGCTAAAGTAATTAAAAATTATGGTACTTGCATCTGGGTAGCTGCCTATCCTTGCAGTGGTGCAACCAGCAAACCAGATTTCAATTACTTTCCTTCTATGGATGGTGTAGCTGTATGGCAATTTACTGATAATTGGTGTGGCTTAGGTGTGGACGGTAACATCACCTTAAAAGAGTTGATTACTGATAGTATAAAAAAGGTACAGAAAAAATCCATGTCCACCAAGGATTCCCACAATTCTGGAACGCAAAAGGAACAGAAGTCAGAAAAGAAAACAGGTTTCGTATATGCGCCAGTAATCAGCCACAATCCTAACTGGATGATTCAACTGATGGACGAAAACGGTCATTACACTGGCAAGTACATTAAGACAAATACACGCTGGAAATATTTTAATGTGAAGACAATTAAAGGCATGAAATGTTATAAGCTGGGCACTGACAAACAATGGGTACCCGCCGAATTTTTAAAAATAATTGAATAAAAGGAGTTGTAAAAGCTCCAAATATCGCAAAGACCGCCCTAGGATCATTGTCCCAGAGCGGTCTTTTTTGCGTGTTTTTTTAGAAGTATTTATTTACATTACACGCTTTTGCGTGTATTATATAGTGAAAGGAGGTTAAAGGAATCGGAGCTAGGAGGTGACAAATATGCGGAAAGCCTACCGCAGAAAGAAAAAGCTAAAGCTGATTCTTAAAACAACTTTTTGGATTATTGAGTTACTTGCAAATCTCGCAACAATCCTTCAATTATTTGGAATCAAGCTTTAGCTTTTAAACAAAATAAATAATAGGAATAGGGGATTGAAATCCTCTATTTCATATATCTTAATTTAGAATAGGAGAAAATACAAATGAAAAAAATTAATTGGGACAAATTTTTAACGAAAGCAATTTATACTAGCGCATTTACCTTTTTGGTTTTAAGAATTTTATTATGGTTAGGAGTGAGATTCTAATGGCAGAATTAAGTGAAGCAAGAAAAAAAGCAAATAAAAGGTGGGATGATAAAAATAAGGCTCGTAAGCTTTACATTAATAAACGTTCAACAACAAAGAGCTTCATTTTAAATTTTGCTACTGAAGCTGATTTAGAACAAATTGAAAAGTATATTGAAGAAAGACGTAGTAATTTGTAGTTGAAAACAATACTAAAAAATGGCTAAATAAAACTAACAAACAGTGAGCATATTAACCATTAAATTGGTGATAAATGCTTTAGTTAACGCACAATAATAATATAGGAGAACAAACATGTATTTAGTATTTTTACATTCTAGTGATACACATGGATTTTTGTTGCCAACTGATTACCAAAATAAAACCGACTATCATGCTCCTTTTAGTTTGAGTAGAGTTAGCTCAGTTATTAAATCTGAAAAGAAAAAGTATGGTGATAACAATGTTCTAGTTACCGATGCAGGTGATTGTTTGCAAGGCTCACCACTTGCTTCCTATGCTCATTCAACTGGTGATTATAGTGATTTACGTATTTTTACGCAAGCTTATAATGCAGTGGGGTATGATGCTCGCTGTTTAGGTAACCATGATTTTAACTTTGGATTAGATTATTTAAGCTACTATGTTGATAACAATGAGGCACCAATCATTAATGATAATGTACTGGATGCAGAAACAGAAGTTCCATTTTTTGGTAGAGAATACACTATTATCAAGAGAAATGGCTTAAAGATTGGTTTATTGGGGATTACAACGCAATATATCCCACATTGGGAACCTAAAGAAAATGTAAAAGGCTTAAAGTTTGCCTCTGCTTACGAAAAAATTAAGCATTATGCCAAAATATTACGCCCTCAGGTTGATATTTTAGCTGTGATGTATCATGGTGGCTTTGAAAGCGATCCTGAAACTGGTAAGGCGACTGAACCTAATCGTGGTGAAAATGAAGGTTATCAGATTTTAACCAAAATTCCAGAAGTTGATGTCCTATTGACAGGTCACCAGCATCGGCGCTTAAATTTGGTTACACGCGATACTGCTATTGTTCAACCAGGTTATCGCGGTGAAGCTGTAGCTGAAGTGGTTCTTGATATTGATGATGATACTAAGAAAATCAAATCAATGTCCACTAAGTTGATTGACACTAAAGATTATGATCCTGATCCTGTAATTGTTGATATTGTATCTGACTTGGATAAAAGAACACAAAAATGGCTAGATCAACCAATTGCACATTTAGATAAACCTGCTCGAATTGAAAATGCAATGAAAGGCAGAATAGAAGGCGCGCCATTTATTAATTTAATCCAACAAATGCAATTATGGTTTACTAAAGCTGATGTTTCGGCAACTGCAGTGATGAGTGAGACAGCTAAGGGATTTGATAAGACCATTACTATGAGAGATGTTTTGTTAAATTATCCGTATGCTAATCAGTTGTGTCGTGTGAAGCTGACTGGTAAAGAATTACGTCATATTATTGAGCACTCTGCTGGCTTTTTGAAGAAAGATGAAGCAGGAAACATTGGCTTTATTGATCGATGGATTAAGCCTAAGCCAATGTTGTATCATTTTGACGTCTTTTATCCAGTCGAATATGAAGCGGATTTATCCAGACCAGTAGGTGAACGGCTGACTAAACTAACTTTGCACGGTAAGCCAATCAAAGATGATCAGATTTATCATTTAGCAGTTAACAACTATCGTGCTATGGGTGGGGGATTTTATCCTGAATATAGTATGGACAAAATTGAAACCACTTTGGATAAGGACTATGTACAAATGTTTAGCGAATATTTGACTCATGGACCAGTCGAAGTAGATACAAAAAAGAATTATAAGTTTTACTAAACCAAACGAAAAAGTGTCTGGGAAAAAACTAGC